AGAAAATCGTTTTGTACCACAACAAAGAATATATCTTAAGGATCATAAGTTCTTTACTGGTCAGAAACTAGTTTATAACATGGGTATCGGTGGAACTTCACTTGTTTGGGCAAAAGTTTCTGCTGGTGCAACTTCTGGAGTAGGAACAGAGGTTCTTCCTGATGGGGATGTGTATGCCGTCAACTTTGCCAAGGATTATATTGGATTGGCTACTGTGGCATTCTCTACTGCTGCTGATGCGATATGGTTTTACAATGTAGCATCTAATTCTGGGTTTGCCCACTCTCTTACAACTGCATATCCTAAAGTATCAACTAAAGTAGAAAGATTCTTTGGGGAAGTTGGACTTGGTTCTGCTCATGGACTAGTAGCAGGCGATCTTATCAAACTTGAAGCTTTACCTAAGTCTACCGAATCAACAGTTATTAGATATGACCCTGTTATTGCTAAAACTACAACAAAACGAGTTGGATTCACATATACAAGTTTCTCTCCCGACTTAACTCAAATAAACATTGCTGATCAGGACTTACAAAGTTATGATAAAGTAGTTTACTATGATAATGGCAACACAATCAATGGATTGATCAACAATGAGACATATTTTGTTCTTAGAGAAGATCCTGAGTCGATAAAACTCTGTAAATACAAATCTGATGTATTTGATTCAAATCCAGTTTCAATATCAACAGTAACCACTGCAAGTGCTAACAATTTAAGTTTCATTGCTAAGATTAACCCACCTCTATCTTTCACATCAGGTAATACAATCGTATTTGATGTATCAGATCAAAGTCTTCTTGATATGAGGTTGGATTTCTTTGGAGATATCACTTTCAACAATAGACTAGACGTTCAAGGCACAAATCTTGGTGGATTCAATATTACTAGGAGTGGTATTTCTGGAAACGCTAATTCTACAGTAACAATCAACACTGAAACTGAGTGGCCAAGAAAAACATTCTATGATCTAACTCCTGTTGTTCCATCAGACACTAGAAAGACATATGGTTCATCGGATACTGATGTAACAGGAAGAAACAACATAACATTCAGTGATATCGTTCTCAGAAACGAACATAGCGTTTTAATTAAGGATGATACTACATTTACATTCAACTTAAAAGAAAAACCACTAGAATCTCAAAGATTTGTTTCTAGAGTTGGTGTAAGTACAATAACATACAGTACAACATCTCTTAATGCTAGAGGGCCTGTATTTAAAACTAAAATCAACTTCCCAGGCAAAGGATATACCATTTTACCTAAAGTTATTGGTTTTGCAAGTACACAAGGTCAAGATGCTATTGTAAAAGTATCATCTCCCGAAATTGGGCAAATTGACATTATTGAAAGAATCAAAGATGGATTTGACTACCCAACTGACCCAACTTTACTACCATACTTAGCAGTTCCCGCTATAGTTGATATAAGTGGTATTTCAAGGATTGATCAAATTAAAGTTATTGATGGTGGAAAGAGATATAACCAACCACCTTCACTTGCAGTTCGTGGTAACAGTAATGTACAGATTCTAGCACATTTATCTGGTGGATCTGTAGATAGAGTTGAAATTATCAAAAATGCGTTTGAGTTTAAAGAACCACTAAACATCATTACAACTAATAACTCTAATGGTTATGATATTGATGCCATAAGTCATAGTGGTACTACAGTTACTGCTGAGTTACTATTAGATCAACAATTCAATCAACCAATACAAACTGGATATGCTTCTACTGATATTAAACTACCATTTGCAGTTGGTGACAAAGTATTAGTTGAAGGATGTAGAATTAAACCAGCATCATTAGCAGTAGGTGAAGGCAACTTCAACTCATCTGATTATGACAACTCATTCTTTACAGTTACAGGTGTAAGCACAACAAACTCAACTGTTCAGTTCAGTATGTCAGATGCGCCTGGAATATCCACTGTTACTTTGGGATCTTATGACGATGACTTTACATTAGGATCTATTGTTAATTTCAACGACATGGCAAAGTTTAATATGACTCTTATTAACGATGCCAAGTACTTATCTGGTGAGAAAGTAACATCTGCTAGATTTGAAGGATTTGTAGCTGAAAATGGTTGGAATGGTAATATTAGTCAACTTAGATTAAGAGATACCATTGGAACTCTTTTACCTGGCGATACATTGTTTGGTGAAGTATCAGAACTCAAAGGTAATGTTAGAGATGTTAATAGATTTAGTGTAAGAACGACTCTTGGAGTTACAAGAGATAAAGTGTCTAAGAATGACATGGAATTTGGTATTCTTAATGACTTCAATCAAAGATTGTCAGATAACTTCTATTTCCAGAAGTTTTCATACTCAATTAAGAGTAATCTTCCATATACTACATGGAAAGAATCTGTAAAATCAATTGTTCACCCATCTGGATTCCTAGAGTTCTCAGATCTTGTTATTGAGAGTGATTCCAAAAAAGACGCCAATACTTTAAATCTAGTAAGCGTTGGAATCGCAAAATCAAATAATATGAAGGTTAAACCTGTTGACACTACAGTTAACCTCATATTGAATATTGATAATGAAATATTCATGGGTAAGAGAGATAACTTTGCGGTAGTAACCGAAGATGATGCTTTACCTGACGGATCTGTACAAAGAATATTCTTCCCAGAAGGCAGACCAATTAAGAGTTTCATCATGAACAAAACCAACAAGGTTATATCAATAGATGATATTTCTTCTGGATTCACTGGAGAACATGATAGAACTGGTACATTAGTTGGAAGTAAACAGTTCCAATTAAGAACGAATGGAAGACCAGCGTTTAAGAAGTCATACGATGCATCTGATTCTGCCATCGTTAATACTACTTTGAATGTAATATCAATTCAGAGTCATGACTTCCAAACTGGACAAGTAGTAAATCTTGATACTCAAGGTGGATCTAAGATTGGAATAGGAACTACATCATACACAACAGGAACTAAAGACATCATTATGTCAGTGGTTACATCTGGTGTTGGTGGAAGTGCGATGTTTGAAAATGGATATAATGTTCAAATTCCAGGCCCAGTAACAGGAACTGCTGTTACACAGAATCCTCCAGGCGCAGTGTTCACATTGTTTGGATTTGGTAGTGTTGATGGTGGTTTGCCTGGCATATCCACAAGAGGTACTGATGCCAGATTCCAAGTTAAGTTTGACTTTAATCCGACCACTGGACAATGTATATCTACCGCTGTTGTTCTAATTAGTGGTGGTAAAGATTATATTGTTACTGATAATGTAAGTATTGCTGGTACATATCTTGGTGGTGCAACTCCAGCCAACAACTTGACATTCCCTGTTACAAAAACAACAGGATCTAGAATTGGTATACAAACAACATATAGTAACGTTCCATCCACAAACAATGGTTCTGGATCTGGTGCAAGATTCAATGTTACTAGAGATTCTAACTTAGATGTCTCTCTTGTTGGTGTAGTAACTGGTGGAACTGGATATGCTTCAACCAACGTTGTTTCTATTTCGGGAACACATATTGGTGGTACAACTCCAACCAATGATATTGAATTGACTCCTGTAGAATGTGGAACAGATGTTATGCCTAATGAATTATTTGTTCAGAAGGTTGATGATGTAAACTTCCGAGTTGCTGGTCTATCTACATCATTACCATTTGTCTTTACTGGATTGGGAACTGGTACTCACCTACTCAAAGTTCAAGATCCAAATAAACAGGCCTTGATCATGATTGATAATATTATTCAGACACCAGTGACAAATAAACTTCTAAATGTTGAAGTAACGGAAGCTATTGGTGAAACTGGTGAAAACATCGTAGTTGGTGCTGGTATTGGATCACTATCGAAAGGTGATGTTCTGAAAGTTGATGATGAGTTCCTCAAAGTACAACAAATAGGAGAAGCAACATTTGCACAAGCAAAACAAGCGGTTGCAAATAAAGTTGTTGACAACAATTTCTACTATGATACTAAGAGAGTTAACTCAAATGTGTTGAATGTAGATACAACATCTGCTACTATGGATGACAACCCTCCATATTAACTATAAATAAAAAGAAAACAAGTTTTTTAAGTAATGTCTAAACAAGGGATTAGTACTGGTTCTGCTCCGAATGACGGCACAGGTGATACCCTGTTGGCTGGAACCATCAAGATTAATAATAATTTTAACGAGATATATGATACTTTCGGAGACGGTACTAATCTTGTAAGTTTTGTTTCCTTCGCTTCTACAGCGGGTTATTCAACAAATGCTGGTATTGCATCGACATCTGTTCTTGCTGGTATGGCATCTAGTGTTACTGATAATATTGATATCAATACATCTGGTGTTGTTACTTCAAGTTATGCAGACATTGGTAAGATAACAATTCAACAGCCAGGTGCAATTACAGATGGCCCTATTGAAGTTGGAACTGCATCAACAATGTTTCGTATCAAAGCGGACGGTATGGTCGGTATTGGGACATCACTTCCTACCTCTCAATTAGAAGTTGCATCATTCTCAAATGAAAACCCAACTATTTGGGCAGTTGCAAAAGGAAATGGATATGGATTGCGAGTATCTGATGGTGCAATAACAGATAATAAGTCATTTGTAGTTACCAACGAAGCATATACTGGTATTGGATCTACTTCCCCAACATGTAGATTGGATGTACAGGGTGACGTTCTGGTCAGTGGTGCTAGTACCCTGATGGATCAGGTTAACTTTAACTCCGATATTACAGAAAAAGTTGTAGGAAACTACAGTGATGTTATGAGTGTAAGTGCAGGCGGTACATTTACTATTGATGTTTCACAAGGATCTGTAGTATGTGGTGTTGCAACGACATCTATCAGTTCATGGGCATTTACAAATGTAAGTGGACAGAACAGTAAAGCAACCACAGCAACACTTATCATCAATGCTGGGGTTGGGTATACTTACGGTGATCCAGTCACAGTTAACGGAGCATCTATTGCCGCAGGGGTTAAATGGGTTGGAGGTAATCCACCACCTTCCACTGCAAATGATGATATATTAACGTTTAGTATAATACGAGATAGTACTGGTGTTACCAGAGTTTATTGTTCAAGTTCTATTAACATTAGTTGAGGAAACAGAGTAAATGCCAAGAACTACGCCTGGACAAGGAGTTCTACTAAGACCAACTTTTAACTCTGTTTATGGAGTAACCAATATAGAGGTTTTAGCGGGAGGAGCAGGCTACGCACAAACAGATCCACCCAAGATTACAATAGAGGGCACTGCGACCCCTAGTGTAGAGGGAGTCTTTTACCCTAAAATATCTGGGATTGGGACAGTATCCGAAATTATTGTATTTAAAACTGGTGCTGGATATTTTCCAGTATTCAACCAATCAGAACAATCTGGTGTTGTTGTAGAAAGGGGTGCATTTGGAACTATAGCAACTAGTCATAGTTCTGCTGGTATTGCATACTCTGTATTTTCTGGTGATTACAATATTGTTGACGATAATATAATTTTTACTGATGCACCTTATGGTAAAGCTGGCCCTGCTGGATTACAGACTAACTCTTCATTTTCTGGGAGATTATTCTCTAGAAAATTAGATCCTTATGATGAAAAAGATAAAAACGTAATTTTAGATGACATATCATTAGAATTTACAGGTATTGCAGGTACACAATTTAGTTTATCAGAAAACACTGGTGTTGTAACATCACTTTATAACAGTGTAAACACAGGTGTAGACATAAACAATAATCCGTTCATTTTAATCAACAATATTGTTCAGACGCCAGGATTAGATTTTGAGGTTGTAGATAATACATCAAATAAACTTAACTTCTTAAGTGGAGTTCCAAGATCAGGTAGACTCTCTAAGGTTGGACTACAAACTGGTTCTGGTTACTACTTACCAACAAAAGCAGCAGTTAGAGTTGGTGTTGGTTCTACTGGTAGTCTTGAACACATTCAGATAGAAGGTAAGGGACAAGGTTATAGAACAATACCAGAAATTACAGTCAGAGCATCTCAAGGTTATGGTGCAAGTATTACTGCATTTTTAGGCGAATCATCAACAACGAGTGTTGCAATTTCTACTGCAACTTATAATCATATTTCTGGTGTTGCTACATTTACAACTGGCAGTGCTCATGGATTTGAAATTGATGACAGAGTAAGAGTCACAGGTGCTGGATTTACATTCGCTCCAGTATCTGCTGCAAGAAATATAGGTTCATTTGGTTACGATTATATTACTGGTATTGCAACCGTTCAAGTTTTTGGTGGCCACTACATTGGTACAGGTAAAAATCAAAGTAGAAACTTACTTATAAAAGAAGTTCAAGTTACAGAAGGCATATCCACTTTCTTATTCAGAGAAGATGGATACCCGATTGTAAGTATTGGTAGTACTCAAATAGTAACAGTCATGGCTGGTGTAGGTACACAACCATTGACATATGTTAGTGGAGGTCTAGTACAAGCTGGTATTGATACTGGAATCATGGATGGCAGAAACGTCACAGGTTTCGACTTAATAGGAGCAACTGCAAATACCTTCAAAGCGTTTATTGGAATAACAACTTATGCACATAATTACGTTGGTGGTGGTGTTGTAAACCGAGCAGAAGCTGGTATTATCACAAACTTCAGTATTGTAGAAGGCGGAACTGGTTTCTATGCTCCAAAACATATTGAACATATCAATCAAAACCCTCCAACTGGTATCACAACAATTACTGCTGTTGGTGATAAAGATGGTGATTCTAAGAATATAGCTGCGTTAGATTATGATAGTGGATCTGGTATTGCAACTATTACTGCTGCAAGTGCTCATGGATTGACAACTTCAAATGTTGTTAAGTTATCTGTCATTGCATTTAGTACAGGTATTGGAGATATCATCTTCCCATCTGATACTCAAAAATACTTTGGTGTTACAGGTATTAGTAGTACACTGAACTTTACCATCAATATTGGTATTGCAATGACTACTACTGGTATTCATACTGCAAATGTTGGATCTGGTATTGGTTCATATATTCCATACAAAGGTCATGGACTAGAGACTGATGATTTTGTTCAGACAACAGGTATTGCGGTTACATTTACGAGTGCTCCTGCTGTTCAAGTTGGTCATGTTGAGTATGATGAGTCATCTGGTATTGCAACAGTCACTACAAGAAAAGATCATAACCTCACAGAAGATGATTGTGTTGTTCTTTCTGGTATTGCATTTACTTGCGACTATGACCCTGCCCTAGGCGTTTCTAGTGCATTATATGATAACACAACTGGAGTTCTAACTGTCACTACTGCCGCACCTCACGGCTACAAGGTAGGTAAAGATGTTATTCTAACTGGTCTTGCATTTACATGTGCCATAGACAATGGTGCAAAAGATCACTACTACCCAAGAAGTAGATCAACTGCATATGATACTTCTATTCCAATTGTAGGTTATTCTGGAACTGCACTTGAGATAGATGTTGGTATATCTCGTGTTAAGAATCAATACATCCATAGATTTGAAGAGGCAACAGCTGGTGCTTTGGTGTATGGTGGAGATTATCCTCACTTATTCCTTCGTGCAGAAGAAGGTGCATTACTAACTGGTGGCCCATTCCTACATGAGTTCCACAGTGCAACCGCAACATCAACATTTGCTGGTGGTGATTATGCACATACTTACGCTGGTTCTGATGATGCAACTATCAAAGTCGGTGGTGATTATGCACATCAATTTGTTGCTTCTGAAACTATAGCTGATTCAATCTCTATAGTTGGAGGAGGAACAACTACACCAACAAATGCAGATTACTTCCCTGCTACAGGATCATTAATACTGACAGTTGCAAATCATGGTCTATCAGGCCCTACACAACACTCAATAACAACTGCTAATTACAACCCTCTTGCTGGTATTATGACTGTGACTATTCCTAGTCATGGTTTCTCAAATGGTGATGAAGTTAAAATTGCAGATGAATCTATAGGTTGGAAGTGTTCATTAGACCAATTTATAGCAACCAAATATTATCCAAGATCCACAGATCCTATTAGTGATTCATGGCTACCCATATCAAACAAGACAGACGACACCTTTGAAGTATTTGCTGGTATTACCACTAGATTAGATTACACAGTCTCTGGTGCGGACTACACCCCTTCTGTGGGTGTGATGACAATGAGTATTGGAACTCATGATCTAACAGCTGGACAAAGTATTAAGTTTAGAGATAGTTCATTAGGTTTTTCATGTACTGCTGACCAAAATACTGACACCAAATATTATCCAAGATCTAAAGATCCAGTTTACAATACTGCTGTTGCAATCACAGGTGTTGCTGGAACTACAATTACTGTCAACGTTGGTATATCAACAATAGTCAACTATAACATTAGATTTGCTGACTATACACCAGCATCAGGTATTATGACCGTTTCTGTTGACAGAAATCATGGTTTCCAATCTGGCGAATCAATCAAGTTCAAGCCTGGATCTGTTGTATTCAAGTGTGATCAAGACGGATTCCAAACTAATCATTTCTATCCAAGACCACAAGATCCTTACTATGATAAACCAGTTACTCTTGTTAGTGCTGCTGGTACTATCTTTACAGTCAATGTAGGGCCTACAACATCATCCAATATCTATCAATTCTTACCTAATCAGGGTGTTGCTGTTGATGGTGTGATATCTGGTGGTGACTATCCATATACACTAGTTGGTGTTGGAACTGATGCAGTGATTACTGGTGGTGGAGATTACACCCCATATGTGTATGTTTCATCAAATGCAAATAACGTTCAAAGACCATCACAAAAAATAGGCATTGCTACTGGTGGATTATCATTCAAGTGTGCTAAAGATAACTATGCAACTATTCATGCATATCCTCGTCCTACAGACCCTGCACATAACGTTAATTTAGGAATCATATCAGCAACAACAAATACCTTTGAAGTTAGAGTTGGTGTATCCACAATAGCAGAAAGATCTATCTCAACATCCACCTACAATGCTGGAACAGGTCAACTGACAATGACAGTGGGAGCTGGACACAGTTACACTGCCCCAAGTCTCCACACAATTTCGACGGCAACGTATAATGCTAGTACTGGTGTACTAGAACCAACCATTGCAAATCATGGTTTCGTTGCTGGTGAATATGTTAAATTTGATTTGGAATCAATTTCATTCAAATGTGATCTAGATGGATATACTGCAACTAAGGCATATCCAAGATATTCCGATCCATACCTTAACAAGTGGTTATCAATATACAACGTTGGTGTAAACACTTTCTCTGTATTTGTTGGTGTATCTACTATTGTAAATGCACATACATTCCAAAGCGCAACCACTGGTGGTTTGAAGAAGGCAACTGATACAGTTGGAATCAATACTGCATCTATTAGATTTACATGTGCTAGAGATAATTTCGCAACAGAACATGCATATCCTCGTCCTGATGATCCTATTGGTGGTAATGTGTCTGTTGGTATCGGATCAACTTCTGCAACTACACTGACTATCAATGTGGGTGTGTCTACAATAGTCAACTATGGTATTACTACTGCAGCATACACTGCAAGTACAGGTATCATGACTGTATTCTCGAACGTTCATGGGTTCAACGGTTCATATACTAAAAACGTAGAATTTGCAACTTATGATGCTGGATCTGGCATTATGACCGTGACATCTGCTGGACATGGGATGGTTACTGGTAATAGAGTTCAATTTGAAAGAGACTCTATAAGATTCAGATGTAAGATGGATGGCAGAAAAACAATTAAGAGTTATCCAAGAAGAAAAGATCCATCTGATCAAAAATGGTTGTCAGTCACAACTGTTGATCTTGATAAGTTTACTGTTAACGTAGGAACTTCGCCTCTCGTTAACCATACTCCTACAAGTGGATCATACGATCCGTTTACTGGATTGATGACTATTGATATTGGATCTCATACACTTAAGAAAGGAACTTCTGTCAAGTTAAAAACAAATGGATTTAAATTTACTTGTGCCTTAGATAATCATGCGACATTCCACTACTACCCAAGAAAGAGTGGATTGAATGGCCCAGACCCTGCTTACAATACTGCTGTTAAGATCACTTCTACAACAGATACTACAATTACTCTGGATGTAGGAACATCATCTAATCAAACTGCACACATACTTGTTTCTGCTGTCAATAATGCAGTTATCAGTGGTGGTAATTACATTCACACATTTGAGAACGCAAAACTTGGTGGAATGTTGATTGCTAGGGATACTCTTGGTCTTGCAACAGATTCATATACATGGAGATGTTCTCAGGACAACTATGCCACAGATCACACATATCCTAGAAGCACTGACCCAATACACAATGTAGAAGTTGGTGTTGTTACTTCTACCACAGATACATTCACAATCAATGTAGGTATTACATCAAGAGTTGTGTACAATGTGACTAACGCCACTTATGATGCAAATAGTGGATTAGCAACTATAACTACTGACTCATCACATGGATTGTCAACTACAACATCAGTAGGATTGGTGACAGGTGGATTGATTTATTCATGTTCAATGGATCAATATGCAACAGAGCATCCATATCCTAGAACTACAGACCCTGCACATGACGCTGCATTATATCCAACTGCTGTCACATCAAATAATATTACTCTTAATGTTGGTGTTTCTACTAGAGTTGCATATAATATTAACCATGCAGACTACCATGAGTCTATAGGTGTCATGACAGCATTCTTGCCAGTTGTTCATGGTATTACTACTGCTGCTGGAGTTGGTAGAAATGTTAAATTGGAAACTGAGTCAATTCTATTCTCATGTTCTCAAGATAACTATACTACAAAACAATTCTATCCAAAGGGAGGAGACCCTTACTATAATGGTTCACTAATTACCAGAGTTCTCAGTAATACTCAGATTGAAACTCAGGTGGGCCCATCTACTACACCTAGTTTCTACAACTCTGGTGGTAAGATCCAAGGTGTTATTCTCGCACCTAGACTTATTAATAATTCTCTCAGTGGAACTGACTTTGCTGCTGGTGGTACATTTGTTGATAAGATTATTGATGGTAAAACATATGTCGTTAATGTTGGTATTTCTACTGTAGATCACAACTATGCTAGAGCTGGAATTTCACAGGCTGGTAAGAGAATTGCATCTTCCATAGAACAAGGATTCTCAGGATTTGATGTAGTAGAAAAAATAGATGCTGCAAACTTTAGAGTCAATGCTGGATTATCAACTCAAGTCGCCTTGTATAAGAGAGGTGGTGAAGTTACTAAACCAGTATATGTTGATATTGTAGAACCAGATGGATATTTCAATAGAAGTCTAGAATATGTTTCTGGCACTAGTGGAGTTGGAACAAATGCAAAGGCAGACTTCCGTATCAATGTTGATGGTAACATTGCTGAGTACGCTATCCTAGAAGAGGGAACAGGATTTAAAGTTGCTGACAAACTTACAATCAGTGGTATTGCAACAGACCCAAGAGTCGGTGTACTAACAGAATTCCAATTAACAGTTGAAGAATTAGAGAACGATAGTTTCTCTGGATTCTATCCTGGCCAATTTATCCTGTTTGATGACATTGCACCATTCTTTAATGGTA